AGCAGTGTTCGTAACGGATGCTCCGTTTGTGGATATGCTTCCTCCTCCAGTATAATATGCAAGACCACGCTTGAAGGAAGTGTTTGCGGAATTTGCAAAAGTCGGAAGCAATGTTGTTGCTGTTGTGTTTCTTGATTGGGTCCCAACTCCAACTAAAGACGCATCGTAATATGTCAAAAATCCGTGTGAACCAGTGTTATTATTTATTCCCCACATTCCACGATTACTGCCAGCAAGACTGGCGATTAAACCACCACTGATAAGAGTTCCCTCTGTGGCGTTATACATACCCGTAAAAGCACTACCAGTAATCGAGCAAACATCCGCACTGCGGGTGAGTGCTGCGGTTGTCGTCGGGATGTAGGACGTGGGGAAGGCTCCGGCTTCAAGCTGTGCCTGTGTCACCGATCCTGTCACGGTCAAAATAAGACTACCAGCGGTCGGCGTAAATATAAGCGTGGTGCGAGTTGGATAAGCTCCTGTTCCCGTAACCGTTGCTATGGCTACGCCAGACAAAACAACCGTTCCCGTCCCGTAGAATGATAGCGTGTGTGCTACCGCTGTGACAGTGCGTGTTTGGGTGGTTAGCGTTTCGCTTGGGAATACCAAGTTAGTCCTGCTCTCCTCAATCAGCAGCCCCTTGCAAGCCAAAGTCACTGGATCGTGGTCGAAGCGTGCAGCGTTAACAGCGGCATTTTGGATCAGCCCATCGCTACCAACAAACGTCCCAGTGCTTCCTCTTGAGAAAACAGGTGTTGGCCCCTTGCGGGCAGTAAGCGTCTTATCCGCTGCAAATTGAAGATCGAGCGATAAACCATCTGGGTTTAGTCCAGTGGCATTACCTACCATTCCTCCTAATACGAGTGCGTGTGCCATATTACCAGCGAAGTTGCATGTTTGAGTTTGTGAAAATTCGGTTCGAGATCAGCGTCTGCGTGTGCTGCTCGTCGAGACGAATCAATTCGTCCTGAAGGATTTCATTTGCCTCCTGATCGGCCAGAGCAGCACGTTCTTGCTGCCCTTCAGCACGGAGGTAGTCGGCGTAGGTGCCGTGAGCAAGATACTCGAACCATTCAGCCGGGATCGCCTGCGACTCTCCTGCGCTTGTGTTGGGTCCGAATTTGTCGTTAAACTGAATTTTGTATGTGGCAAAAGCAGATGATGGATTAAGCGTCCCTATGACTATTTTTGCACCAAGGGAATTGACGATGAATTCATATTCTTGAACGCTTTCCAATCCATACGGACGATCCTTATGTATTCTTAAGAACGTATCAATGTCGTCACCACTAGTGTAATCACTATAAACAATCAGTCCTTCATTGACGCTGACTTCCTCTCCGACGCGCAAGAATCGCGTCCAGTAGTTGGTCGCACGGTACGCCTTCTGTGCTCGGCGGTTTATCAGTGCCTTGATGCGGTCCTTTTCAATGTTGGCGAACACGACGCCGCACAGAGCTTGTACGAGGTCAAACAGGTCGGCGTAGGTGCGTGTCTTCATCGATTAAATTTTGCTGACAGCCATATCTGGCTCAAGTCGTTGGAAGTCTTTCACAAACTCCCTGTCGTCCCAACACTCATTACCGTATTTCTGACCCATGAGCAAGTATTCCCTCTGTGGGATTTCGACGAGTTTCCGAAGTGTGCTCTTGTGGTTAATATTCTGCCGGTCTCGGTGGGCGATCATTGCCGCCTCGGTCTCTCGGTATTTTGCCATCTGCTCGACGAATGCTCGGCCCGAGCATAGTTCGCGGACGAGCGCGGAATTCATGGCGGCTTCTGAAATTGCGTTCATAGGTTTGGGTAGAAAAGAAAAAGCCGGGGAGCAGGATTGCTCCCGTTCCCCGGCCAGAGTCAACGGTTAGTTGATGTATTGAGCATTATCGTGGATAATCATCCCGATAACAACTTCGCCAGCAGTTGGAGGACCACCAGTAAATACGATCTTGAGGAAGATCGGAGTTTCGGCAGCATAGTTGCTTAGTGAATGTGTTCCGATCGGTGCAATTGCAGCAGTTGTACTGCCAATTGCAGCAGTGCTAATCAAGCTGGTAGCAGTTCCAGACGTGATACCGATAGTGGCAGCAGCAGCAGTCACTTCAGCATTGAATGCTACTGGTCGAGAGATGACCGTAAGCGTAACGCACCCACTTGCGGGAACCGTTGCGATTCGGTATGTACCTCCAGTGATAGCCGCAGAATTAGCAGCGATATCAGCGGCGGTAAGCCGAATGACATCAGTGTATGGACTTTTTTCGTTGTTTGATAATTTTGGCATAATAATATTCTTATTTTGTTATTACTAACTCAGTTGATTAGGCAGGATTGGTGATACCAGTCACTTTGCCAAAGGCTCCGGGGTGCTTAACGACAAGCGTTCCGGTCATATCCACATAGCCGCGAGGACCACCACCTTGGTCTTCAAGACGCTTGGAACCCATTGGGATCAGCGTGTTGAAGCCGAGATACTTTGGATTGATGATGTAACCTGTACCAGCAAGTGTGCAAGCAGGATTAGCATTGACGATCTTGAGCATGCCAAAATCAGAGTCGTATACACTAACAGAAAGCGTGATTTGCTTGCTGGTTGCATCTTGCATGACGGTGTACACATTGTCGGTGCCAGCGGCCTGATTTGCACGGGTGAAGTTGCTGATCGTGCGACGAACAGCGGTACCTGCAACAAGAGTCAGTGCATTCATTTCGCCGTTTTGGGCGAAGATCGATGCAAGAATCGTGTTGAGTTTAGCTTCCGTCAACGAGGTGTCAATCGATGCTGCTGGGGTACGATACGCAAGAGGAATTGCAGTCGTGCCGTTGTTGATCCAAGCACCGAGACCACGCATGGTGTACGGAGTGCCAGCACCATTTTCAACGGTGTAGTCCTGCGTGCCAGAGATAGTGGCTTCTACGTTGCGCTTAACCTGTTTAATCGATTTCACTTCAGCCTGTGCGAAGTCCGCAGGACCGACCGAGCTGACAGCTTGTTGCAAGTTCGAGACGAGATAATCGTCGCGGAAGGTTTGCACATAGTTGCCGAGACGAGCACGATTGCTGAATTGATTGGTGAACGAGGTTACGTCGGCACCTTCAGCGATACCTGTAGTAACAGGAGCTGAAAGGACATCGACAGTCCACTCGGTAAACGTCGAATTTGATTTACCCTTGGAGCACAAGGAAAGCAAAGGCGTTTGTTCTGGCGCGAGGATGGACAGCTCGGTGCTGAGATCTTCGCGATTGGAAACGGCGGATCCGGTAACCGTCTTTGCAGCCGGGGCGGTTGGTTGGTATGTGTTGGAAATAGCCATAATGGTATTTGATTTGTGTTAGCTGAGACGTGCAACTCTTGCCGCAATCCAGTCGTTCTCTGAATGAGATTTTTGAAACTTCTGATATTGTGAATCAGCCGCCTTCTTCGCAGAGCGAGGACTGCTCTTCGCCGCTCCGACACCAAACGGAGTCCCTGATACTTTTGATCGGGAGGTTTCCGTCGTCTTCGCACGATTCACGGTCTTCGCTGACCTCTGCATTGATTTTGCGGCGTGTGCCAGAAGGTACGCGAGTTGCGGCGCGATGTCTGGAACACGGAGTTTTACTTGAGCAACGAGCGGGTCCGCCATCATTGCGTTGAACTGTTTGACCAGCGAGGATTCCTCGTCGGCAAACTCAGGGATCTCCTGCGGAATCAAACTGCCAAGGTGAGCTTCCAGTGCGACGCGCTGTTCGCGCTTAACAAGCTCGGCTTGCTGTGCTGGAAGGTACTTGACCAGAGATTCCCGGGCGTTCCTATTAGCCTTCTTGATTTCACGCTTGGTAAACTCCCGGTCGCCGATGACGATGATGTCATCCAATCCGTAGTCTTCGTGCTCGTCCAAGATGTGATCCGTGTCCTTGGCCACCTTTTCCATCTCCTTGACCTGCGCCTTCAGCTCGTCAACCGTCGTGATTTCTCTGAACGGATTTTCTTCTGATGGCACTGGGTCATATTGAGGCTGTGCTTCAAGTTGACTTTTCAATTGCTCCTCAAGGGCTTTTTTCTGAGCGGTCAACTCACCTACACGGTGCAGCAAACGGCTCTTTCCCTTTTTGGCCAATTCTTGGATTTGCTCAGTCGTGAGATTAAGCAGATCTAGTTCTTCGCTTTCTTCCTCAGCTTCCTCCGATTGATCGTCTTCGTTCGTCTCGACATCGTCAACGTCCTGATCGTCTTCGATCAAGTCGTCATCCCCATCAAGATCGTCTGAACGATCATCTTCGTCTTCTGATTCAGTATGCGCCCCGATTCGTTGAGCTACAAGCTCCTCGAATGAGATATTGTCTGACACTGGTGTATCTGCCCCAGCGGTGGCATCGGATTGCGTATTTTTCATAAAATCACCATTTGCGCTCGGCGGTAGCGTTAGCGATATGTATTACAGTAATACTGACGAACGTCAATCAGCACCGTAAGCACACATCAAGATTATTGTTCTGCTGTGCTCATCAATTCGATGATCTCAGACAGCGTTGAGATGCTCCCGGTGATCTTCATCACTTCATTGGAGTCGGTTGCTTGGCGTAGGTCCATGAAGAATCGTTCGCGCTCGTCTCTGATAAACTCAAGGATTACCTTGAATTCATCGCGGTCGGAAAGGATCTGGATTGCTTCTGCTACGGTTTGTTTTGGGAATTCAGTCGTCATTATTTTCTTCGGTTTCGTCATAGCTAAAAAGGTCGATATCATTCTTGATTTCGTGAATGATCATCTCTAACGCACCAATCAAGAAGAAGGCATCCAAGTCGAATTCATCGACCAGATGGTCAATGCGCTTTCGCACCTCGGCAAGGAATGCCTTTTCCTGAAGTTCTCGGCGCATTTTTTACTGCTGCATTCCTTGCGTCTGCATTCCGCCCATTTCGGCAGGTGCCGTTCCGATGCGACCGATCTGCGCGTTCTGCATCTGCTGCATTTGGAACTGGTACTGCTCGGCGTACTTCTGGAGACGCTGGCCGAATGCCTCATCACTCTGGGCACGCTGGGCAACGTCAGGCTGCTGGACGTATGCTTCAAGCATCTGCATGGCAATCTGGGCACCATTCGGACGTGCTGGAACCTCGATTCCTGCGTAGATTTTCGACAGGTCATCGGTCACATCCTTCATCACCTTCTGCTGTGCCTCCTCGGCAGGCTGCAAGACGTAGTCGGCGAACATCGGGTTGATTGCCTGTGCGGAGAATTCCAAGAGCTTGTCGGTGTCCAGACGACCATTGCGGTCGAATTGCAGCAGGCTGACCATATTCTTCAACTGGGTCTCGGCCACCTCTGGGTCGCTCGACTGGGTATCAAATGATACCACGATTGAGAAATTGTCGTCGGGCGATCCCTTCTGCATGATCTGGCCGTTGGGGTTTCCGGTCACTTGGAAGAAGATCTCGTCCGGGCCAAGGCGTTGGTACAGCTTCCACGCCATCGTCAGCACGTCGCGGACGTGGTCGAGGAACTTATTGATGAAGAACTGCTGCTTGATCGTTGCGAGCGGATTGTCGAGGTCGAGGCCAACAGCTCGGTCGGCCTGCACCTTCATCGCCATCTCAATCTCCATCGACCCAGAATCCAATGGTGGCACCGGACCGAATGCGATCTCACCAAGGCGACGGTATGGAACACGTCGTCCCGGACCCCAGTCGGACGGTGGACGACCGGCTGGGTGCATGATTGGTGGCAGTGTGGCAAGCGATGCACGGTCGATTCGCGAGTCACGCTCGGTCTTGATCTGCATCTGTGCTCCCCGGAGGATCTCTGGGAAGCTGTCCACCTCGTACATCCGCTTCTGGTCGTTGCTCAGGCGGGTAACCACGAACGGGTAATCGTCCATGCCGTTGCACAGTTCGTGCTTGGCGTAGCCTTCAGAGTCCGGGTGGAAGATGGTGCAGTAGATGCCCTCACTGCCGTCCTCTTCGTCGATCAGACGCTGATACGCATAGACGACCATGACAAGTTGGTTCTCATCGATGATTGGCATGATCGACGACCGCTTCATCTTCTCACCGTCGTAATACATCGAATCGTTGCCGCGAAGCGTGTCGATCGCGTTGTCAACCCACTCTTCGTCCCAACCTTCGCTGGTGACTTTCTTCTCGAGTTCCTGAGCGGTCAGGAAGCACCGCCAGAAGATCCATGGCGACCGCTGCGGGTCTGAGACGTAAGATGGAAAGATAACCTCACCGTCGGGGGCACAGGCGTAGGCGACCGGGCAATCGACAGACTGCCGCGGCGCTGGGATTTGTGTCTCGCCCTTGGTACGAAGCTCTTTGATGCACTTCTTGGCACGCTTATCGGAGAGCTTTGGGAACGCCTGTTGGAGGATCGTCATCACGACCTCGTCGTTGGTCTCGTCGAGAATCACTTCGATCAGGTCTGGCGACTGCTGTGCAATCTCGTCCAGAGTCATCGGCTGCAAGTAAGTGCGCGATTCGCGCTTCCATCCAACGTATGTGACCATCAGTCCCTTCTCAAGCAGGTAGTTCGCACCCTGCTCCATCTGGTTTTTGAAGTCTGGAATGTACGACGACTTCATCCATTTCAAGAATGACGAAACGACCCCGGCGCGTGACATCGATGCCATCGACGTTGGGAATGCCTTGATGTGCGACCGTTGCAGTGCTTGGTCGAAGATCGAGATGTAGGTATTGATGCGCTCGCCGATAACGTTGACCTCTTGATCGGATGCACCTTGCCACGGGAATGCCGTGGACCCTGATTTGCGAAGGTCTTGAGTTTTGCCGTCCCAGATATTGCGACGATCGTTGTAGCTTCTCAGACAGGTGTCGAAGTAGGTGTCGAGATCTGCCAGCGTCGATTGATAGGCGTATGTGAGTGAGTTGATATCAGGCACTTCTGATGCGTAGATCAGTTCTTCACCCTCGAGTGATTCGTTGGACATGTCGTCGTTTTCTTTTTTCATTGTGCCACCTTAAATTTGTTTTCTCCGATCTCTTCTGCTCGCACTACAGTGATCTTGCGACCAACTGAATTTTCACGATAACGAGGCATGAAGATCTCAATTTGAATTCCTTCAAGCGATCCGTACACAAATCTGGGATTTGGTGCAAGTCGCGTCACTCGCGCCTCAAACTTTTCTGGCTCAACAACAATAGGTTTGCTGTCATCGTCGTTATTGATGACGCTATTGATGATATCCTCTGCTTGCTTTTTAGTTTTAATAGCCACCTGTTCCGTATGTTGTAACTTTAATCTCCGAACCGTCAACGTGATCGATGCCAGCAATAGCAGCATATCTTAGCACGTCAATAGGATCCTTCCATGCCTCTTTGAGACCTTGTTCACCTGTGTATTCGCTCAGTGCGTGAATGATGTTCTCGCACTCGCTCGAAATGTAGAACCGAGGACGATTCACACCATCAATCGGCTTGCTGGTGTCCCATGACATTTTTGAGATCAATGCCTGTAGACCGTCGTCGATCTCAAGGCCGGGTGCTGGAATAAAGATCATCTCCTGCTCGGCTAGGTCTTCGATGATCGAGGACGCTCCGTCGGCGGCTTGATACTTGGCTGCACCGAGACGGGGATCGATCAGCCGCTCAAAGATCTCTTCATCGCCCTCAAGGTCTTTAATCAGGTCAACGTAGTCGCGGATGCCGTAGCCTTGTCCCTTGGCACCATCACCCGGCATCCACTTGCCGCTCTTCCATTCTGCCCAGTCTCCCACGTCAACCCCGGGGTACTCACGGTAGACCCAGAAGGTGCCGCTGGCATCGACTGCAATCCAGCACATGAACCACGACTTGCTCCCTGCCGGGTCGAGGATCATGTAGCGCGTCACGTTGTTGTTTGGAATCTTCTCGGGATCCACCACGTTGACCTCTTTGTTGAATCGCGGGAACTTGGTCGCGTGCGATTTGACCGGCACACCGTAGGCGCGGATCAAGATCTCTTCCCGGCCACGTCCCATCAGAGTCTCCTTGATCCGGTGATACCCACCGAACGGGTTGTCCTGCGAGTGGAAGTAGTGGACTGAGGCGTTGCGCTTCTTGCTGCGCTGAACGTATGGCACAAGCTCGCCGTTGAGCAACTCGGCCTCGCGGCTCTCGATCGTCGTGGCACCGTCGAGATACTCCTTAATGACCTCGGTGTAACCGTCGATCGGCGTGAACGTCAGCAGTAGTTTGGCATCCCGGGTAGCGATACGGAACCGCAGCGTGTTGATCATCTCCGGGCCAAGCAGGTATTCGTCCAGCCACACCCCGACGTTATGCCATTTCGGATTCCTAGAACCAAGCTCGGCACCTTCCAAGATCGTCGGGTTGTTCTGGTACTGCGAGTAGGTCTTGAAAATGATCTGCGACCCGTTGGGGAGGATCAACGACTGGTCGGTGAATCCATTTTTGCGGGTAAAGCTGATGTAAGTGCCGCTGGTCGTCTGCTTTGTTCGCATCTCAGCAGGTAACCAGTCCCAGACGGCACTCTGCTGTTGTCGGATCGATACCTCGGCAGTCTGCGAAAAACAGAAGATTTCCGACCCGGGGTTCTCGAGTGCAGCGCGCACCACGGTGAATGCACCCCACTGGGTCTTGCCTGACCGGTTACCGCCGAGCGCGACGATCTCGGTGACCTCGGCCAATTGCTCTTCGGCCTTGTCCCAGTGCGGAAGGCGAAAGCCAAACCTGTACGGATCACGCTCGGCGTTGTCAATTGCTTCGTGGTAAATCGAATGAATCTCGATCAACGTTTCCTCGTCGAGCAGCACGATCTCCTCGTCGGTCGGAGGAGTCAGAATGGAGTGCTTTTTCCAGATCATTGCTTGTAAGCGTCAGTTTCCATCAGAACGTCGATGACCCTGTAAACACTGCCACATTTGCCACATCCAAGCTCATCGTCCTTCGCTGGAAATGATCCACGGTTGCCATCTGCAAAGTGAAGTTTGCTGTATGTCTCGCAATACCCGCACTTCCCAATAAATGGGGTGACAAATTTTTCAAGCACTACGTTCCACACTTTGGAATCGAACTTCTCAGATAGATACGAGGCGTAAGCGAGAGTGTTGCACCTGTATTCCTTGCCGTCATGCTCAACCACATAATGGCAGAATATGGGTCCATCAAATCTTGATTCTGGTTCCTTGATCATGCGGAGATGATTTCGGCATCGATGGCACCGTCGCGTAGCTTAGCGGCGATGCGTGCCTTTGCCTCAGAGATGACCTTGGCGGCATCAGAGATCGACGCTCCCTTGCGGTGCTCAATGACGACCCCGGCCATGCCTGAGAGCTGTGCAGCCTTGTCTGTCATAATCCCGACCGTCAGCGCGAGCTTGTCTGGAGAGATGTTGACCAACTGCTCCGGGTTGTCGGCCAATTGCTCGGCCTTGTCGAACAGCAGGTCGGTGAACGTCTGGGCGGCAATGGCGTACTTCTGGCTGAATTCCTTCCGCTTCGTCTCGAGCGTGTCAACGTGCCTCCATGCGAGGCCGTTGATGGCACCGTAGCTGAGCCCGGTACGTTTGGAGATCTGCTTGTTTGAGACGCCCTGTGCCATCATCCAGAGCGCGGTGGCGGCAGTCCGAGGAGCGCAGGCTTCAATGCATAGCTTCGATACCCCGATCTCCTCAGACCGCTTGCGTACCTCGTCAAACCACTCGTTTGGTGGGTCAACGTCAGGTTCTTTTTCGAGTTTTCGTGGCATCGCTTAATTCATCATTGATGCTTTTTCAATCGACGAAGAACTAGACGAAACATTCGATTTCGATCGTTTGGTCCGATTGATTCGCTCTCCGATGATATCGTGCAAGCGTCCCAGCTGATCCAGCGCGTCGTCAATTTCTGCGTCAAATGGATCCTGTTTGTCGGCGGTCGCTAGCCCACGCATCGTTTCTGCATACGCGGCTATATCGTCTTTTTCGATTTGTTGGGTTCCAATTTTCATTTTTCAGCTTTCTTTATTCGGTTCAAGGCCGCAACAGATATTCCTAATGCTGCTGCTTCTGCCTTAATTATCGCCTTTTTCTCTGCGGCTGCAACTGCTTTTTCTTGATCTTTCTTTGCTCTGATTATTGCGGAACCTTCAGCGAATGTAAGAGGCTTCTTACCTTCTGGAAAGAAGATGTCAAAGATATCATCAAAGCTTGATTTTTTGGCACCTTCGTTTTTCGTCCATCCCTTTTTATCCCAAACGTCCTTCTCTGCAAACCAGAGGATCGCTTGGAGATCGTCAGGATTCATTCCGAGCTTTTTGGCTGCGCGTTGCATGACCACTTGGGAGAATGCAAAATCCTCCTTGGATACGCCGACTTCTGACTTTGGTTGAATTCTCCACGGCACTCCTTCGCCGCCGTAAATTTGACGACGCAGGAAGCGTGCGGCCCAAATGTCGATCGTTGCTTGGACCGTTCTGCCTGACAGGTTTCCAGCGAAGTTTGGAGTCTTTGGAGATTCACGGTTGTCCAACCAAACCCCGGCGATGACCTTAAGGACCGCCCCAGAGTTTGCATTGAATTTTGCACCATTGGACCGGCGTGGCAAAAGGTCGTTTCCGACAACGTAGATTTTGATCCGTTGGGCACCAGTTCTTTCGTCAACAGGCGTTTCGATTAGCTCAGTAAGGCTTTTGATTTCTGCATAGATCGCTATCCTGTCTGCCTTTACTGTGGCACTTGGAAGTGCTGCATTCAAGTCATCCAAGATCCCCTGAATGTTCTTGATCGACCGAGTCTTGGTAATCTCAGCATCAAGAGTCCCCTTGTTTTCAGCACTGATTGCTTTCAGATACCCTTTCCGATGCCTGTTGTATCTGCCGGTCTTGATTCCTTCATACGCATCGACTGATTGCTGGAAGTTTTCGTCAACAGGTGTCTGGGCACTGGTGGCACCAAGCAACTGAGAGAATAATTCTCGACCATCTTCTTTCAGCGCATTCAGAAGTTTCCCCCGCATGCGGCTGTACCATCCCTTGCCTGCTGCGATTGCTGGATCTTTGAGGACAATCCTTGTCTTTTCCACCATGTCATTGGCGAAATGGTCAACCACGCCGTTCTTGATCAGATCTTCGACTCGTTTACGTTCCGCATTATTTAGGTCATATGGGATGGTGTCGAGGAAGTCGGTTGATGCATCCTCGACCTTGCCTGCAAACTTGTTGATGTGAGGTGCTTTGGCTAGGTCATACCCGTAAGACACCGGAACAGGCTTGTCATCCTTCCAAGAAGGTTGATTGGTCTTCGCCCCGACTGCTTGGATCACGTCCAGAGTGTCTGCGTCACCTTTGTCGATCACGCGATCTGGCCCAATCACTTGGCGTTCTTTTTCCTTTTTGGCTTTTTTGACTGGCTCAGGAAGGCGGTTGATATTTTCAGATTTCAAATCAAACCGATTGCTAATTGGGATAACATTTCCAGAGCTGTCGCGGGTAATTGGATTGGCGGATTTTATCTGGGAAGGATCAAATACAATGATTGCCTCATCTCCTTCTTTTCCTTCAAAACGGTTTTCGTAAATAACTGAATCATATCCATTTTTTCGAAGAAACGATACGATCTCTGATCTACTTGAGGTGACTGGTAAAGAAGATTTAAGCTGATCGTTAATCTGTGGAACTACTCGATCACTTGACCAAGTGCCTCTATCTTCAAGGCGGATTGGTTTTTTTGCATTCAGATACACCTCATACAATGAAACTCCGTTTCCAACTTTACGATTTCGCCCCATTGGGCCAATTGCTTGCCTCCGCGTAAGCCCGAAATGCGC